TGCTGCTCAAGTTATTCGTTGTAATCGTGATATTATATATCTAGTTTCTCACGGAGGTAATATTGAAGGTGCAAACTGGTTAAAAGACTTTCTTGGTAAAGAATACAATGTACATTTGATAGGAAGTGATGTGTATCCTGGACATCATTTAGATACTACAATTATTCCTTTACGAGAAGGATTAGTCATGTTCAATGCGGCTCGTATGAGTGAGGAGCATGTACCTTCGTTTATGAAATCGTGGGATAAGATATGGATACATCCTAATGATTTATTTGACTTTCAAGATGGGATGATGGGATCGAGATCTATATATCTCAATGTATTTTCTATTAATGAGCATGTAGCTGTATGTGATCCTGATCAGACGTTTTTGATAGAAGAACTACGTAAACATAATATCATGTGTCATCAAGTAAAATTACCTCATTGTAAATTCTTAGCCGGCGGCCATCACTGTACTACACTTGATCTACATAGATCTAGTTAAGTTTATTTTTATCAATCTTAAACTGTAGAACATTATCAGGCGGCATATCAGAATCTCCGACTTGAAAATACTGAAATGGATCTTCGGCCCTATCTGCATTTTCTTCTTCGCCCAATAGTTTTAAATATTTCTTATACTGATTACGAAGTGTATTACTCGGATTTCCTATTGTAATAATATGATATGGCATGAGCGAACATAACGATGAAGTATCATCTTGATATGTCATAAATGGTCTGAATGTAAACCATCTTGTTCCTTGTTCAAAGTTTTCTTGTATAATAATCTTACATGCTTTACGTATGATCATTACTTCTTGTTCGTCTATATCTAGGTCTGGCCATTGTACTACTTCACATAATACTTCCTGTCCATTGCTTAATACTATTTGTCTTATATCTCCTGGTTTCATTTTAATTCTATCTCATATATTTTGTAGTTAAATTTTTGTTTTGAATAGATCTTAATGCGCTCGGCCGAATGCTCTAGTGCGAAGTTCTTTCGACCTAACCAGTGCAAGTCATCGGCGATATCATATAGTTTGGCCTCCCGACCGTCGTCACTCTTTCTTAGGCTTCTACCTATACTCTGTAATACTCGAATCTGTGATTTAGAAGGAGATGCAAATATTATATTATGCAGGTTACGTATATTTATACCTGTACTAAACGTACCCATGCTGGCTACAATGATTGCATTCTTTTGTGTTTCCACAATACCTCTAATAGCTTCTCTGTCAGCAGTAGCGGTTTCACCACTTACATAAAATACTTTCCTTTCTTCATCGGCTTCGTCTCTTATCATATCAAATAAGACTTTACCATGTTTCTCTACAAACTGAAACAGTACGAGTGTATTGCCAGTCTGAGTTGTTGCTAAGTTTCTTATAAACTTATTTCTACTTTCGTTCGTTACAATGTAATCAACTTCTTCTTGATATGTCTGCCTCACACGTGACTTACGTATTTGCTCTGGATATTTAAGAACAACTACACTAATATTCAGCTTTGCAAGTGTATCGTTATCTTGTAACTTCTTCGTCGTCGTTACATTATATATCTTACCAAATAAGCCTTGTAATACAAGCTCATGCGTCTGTGTGCCATCTAATGTTCCGGTTGCACCAAATCGATATTCAGCTTCACGAGATTTATTCATAATCGAGTTGAGTGATTTAGATTTAAATCCATGACACTCATCGCCTATTACACATCCAAACTGTTCGAACCATTTGCCAGGCAACTTGTATATAGATTGCCAGGTTGATATAACTACTGCAGCATTAGTCATTTTCTCTTTACCAGAATATATCTTATGACAGCCATTCTCTACAAGCATACCGTAGTCTTGAAAGTCAGCATACATCTGATCAACTAATGATGTTGTTGGCACAATGATAAGAACTTTTTTTCTGCCATTAGGACTGAGCATCGCCATATAATATTTTATTAAAACATATATTATAAGTGATTTGCCTGAACCTGTAGGACTCACTAATACAGATCTTTTATTATGTAATGCATGACATACAGCATTGAACTGATAATCTCGTATCTCAATCGGTTTACCACGAGATCGAATATCAAGACCTTTAACAAAATCCATGATTGCTTGTGGATCTATTGGATTAGTTTCTCCAGATACTCCATATTGCGAATTATGATTTTGTTCTAATCTATAATTACGTTTCTTACAAAACTCTTGAATAAATGGATATAAACCCACATGAACTTCATTAGATTGTAAATTAAATAATCGTATTTTGCCGTCCCATACTTTATTACGAAATGCTGGCATATACTTGTAACCAGGTACAAAGAACGAGAAGAAATCACTCAATTCATTTGCAATACCAAAGTCACATTGTACATGAAGAATACTGTGATTCTTCTTCTCAATTATTATTTTGTCCATATCTTATATATAGTGTTTACAAAGCATCATTAATGTGGTATAATATACATATGAAATTAAACTTAGAAACAATCCTTGAAATGTGGAAAGATGATAGTGTGATATCTAATACCTCGCTNGATGAAGTATCACGTCAGACACCTCAGCTGCATTCTAAATATCTTGAGTTACGATCTACTGCTAAGCTACAATTGAAGCGTATGGAGATGCAGCAAAAGACTTTATTAAAAGAGAAGTGGTTGTATTATAACGGCAAGATGACTCAAGAACAAATAGCCGAATATGGTTGGGAGTTTGATCCTTTCAATGGTCTAAAAGTTTTGAAAGGTGAAATGGATCATTACTATGATTCTGATATTGATATCCAAAAGTCTGAAGAGAAGATTATATATTGGAAAACAATCGTAGAAACATTAGAAGAGATAGTCACAAGTCTTAACTGGCGACATCAAACAATAGGTAATATGATTAGGTGGAGAATGTTTGAAGCAGGTTCGTAGAATACTTGTGTTCATCTAAGAATTTTTTAAGTACAGGATGTTCCCAATCGCTTCTTTCTAATATAGATCTCCATTCAAAATAGTATTTTTCAGAAGGCCAATCAGTATGTCTTATTAGCTTTTGTTCTTCTGGATACCATTCTTCTTTAATATGATTAGATGTCGGCCAACCAAAACTTTTCCATTCTTCTGGTGCAGCTTCATCTAATGCAGCCATAAAGTTTTTCTTAGACACTTTACCGTATATTAGATTCCATTTAAACTCAGCTTTAGTTTTGTACTTCGGTGTCAAGCCGAGATAATGATAACCAAGATATTCTTTTACAATTCTATACATTGCCTTTATACACGGCTATTTTTATATGCTTCCTTGAACCTCTGTTATCTCTTCGCCATTTATCAAAAACAGGATCAACATGAGCAAACTTATCTGTTTGGCGAATCCTAGTATCTTCATTTCCATATTTTTCTAAATCTTCTGTTTTATCGTACTGCCAGAACCTACAAGTCTCTTCAGATTCAATCTTTGAATAAAAGGTATCCCCAAATCCCATTTTATAAATATCTCTGAGTTTATTATAATTACCTTCACTATCATAATCTATGGTTCTAGTATAAGTCTGAGTATCAACATCAAATACTTCTTGAATGGTATTTCTATCAGCTTGTATTCTGTCTTTCCATTCAGCCCATAGCGCACCGCCCGGGCTTGCAAGTAACCATTCTTCCCATGATACAGGTGCATCTGTATCTACAAGCGCACCGGCTGCAGCTCCTTCTGGACTACCGTATGGTTTGCCATCTCTGATTTGCCAAGGGAATCCTTTGTTGATTACGTGATGTACAAAATCTGCTGTATTTGATTGTTTTTTATATTCTGTATCTTCTATTAGGTTATTTAGTTCATAACCTTTACCACCAATATATTTATCTACTACTCGGTAAACCATATCTTTTCACTTTCTTGATTATAAAGTATTTACACATTGCCTTTTGATACTAATATTTTTATATGTCTTCTAGTGGATCTATTTGCTCTGCGCCAGGCATCAAATGCTGAATTATCATATGCAAATGAATCTGATATAGCACTAGAGTTGACGCCAGAATCAGCAAAATATGTATCACCAAACGCACCATGATAAATCTCTTGTAATTTATTATAGTTACCTTCGCTGTCCCAATCTATAGTTTGATTATAAGTTTGTGTACCCGCATCAAAAGATTGAACAATACCGTTTCTATCTGTCTGTAATCTACTTTTCCATTTAGTCCATTCTGCACCAACTGGACTTGCTGTTAACCACGCATCCCAAGACACCGGCGCATCAGAAACTACAGCTGCTCCAGCCGAAGCGCCTTCTGGATCACCATATCCTTGGCCACCTGAAATAGTATATGGAATACCTTTATTCTTTATGTGATGTATAAAATCTGCAGTATTTAATTGAGTTTCATATTGAGGGTCTACTGCTCGATTGCTTTTATCTCCGCCCATTCCGCCAATATATTGATGTACAACTCTAAAAGCCATGTTCTCTCCTAACTAAAGCTAAATGATGTAAATTTAAAAGTCATTGGAAACGATATATATTGTAGCGTTCCAGGTGTCGAAGCAAATTCTATATCACCAATAAAAGTTGGGAACGCACTCTTATATGTGATAGTTCTTGCTATAACGTTTCCGCTTGTAAGTACCAATAGACTTATATCATATTCAGTCTGATCTTTTGAATCTGTAGCAATACTTGTAGGCCGCTGTACATTTTTATATACAGTATCCTCTAGCCACGTTTTCATTTCTTCATATATCTGCATGTTTTCGTCTAGCATTACAAGCATGTTTAATTCTGTATAATCTATTTTATCACCAGGAAATGCAGCATCTACACCGCGAAATGGTTGAATTGCAGGTGCCAAGTTAATACTTGGATGGTTAACGCTCTGAGCAAAGAATTCTAAATTAGGAAATCTTACTTTGTTTACCACTAGTTTATAACCCGTAGGCTGTAGAAAACTAGGTGGCTGTAATGTTGATGTAGTTGTAGCCATGAGACCTCTATATGATATAACCTATTTATACGTTTAAAATACACAAATAAAAAAAAGGGGAGCCTAAGCTCCCCAGTTTATTACCGAAGTAATGTGGCTTATGCCATTATGTTGTCAACTCTGAAGATACGGTAGTATTGGTTAGTTTTAACCGCTGCTAGACCGTTTGCAGGAGTTGCGCCTACGAATGGGTTTGACACCATGCCGTATCGAGTTTTGAACCCGATTTTTGGCTGGAAGGTGTTTTCGCCAACCGCACGAACCATTGTTAATGGTACGTATGGGCAATAGAATAGACCAGCGTCATAAGGGTTAGTACCTTTGTAGCCAACGTTACAGTAATCAGTATCTGAATACGGGTCGATGTATACTCGTGTACGTCCATTAAGAACACCAGCGAATGTGTTGCCTGTGTCATCAACGTTCAAGTTTGTTGACAATGCTGGAGAATAGTCCAACATGCCAGAAGCGTGAAGAGCAGATGCTACGTCTGAAGAACAAACGATGAAGTTACCTTTACCGCGTCTTGTTTCTTTAGCAATTACGTTAGCTTCTCTTTCAATCTGAACGATTAAGCCTTTGAACTTCTCAACTGACCAACGACCATCAGCATCTGATGACATGTTGAAGATACCGTTAAGAGCAGTAGATGTCTGCAAACAACCTGTTTTAGCTTGGCTGTTTATAGTTCTAATAACTTCTCGGTTAACTTCAGCAAGAATCTCAGTTGATAAGATGTTCGCTAGTTCTGTTTCAGCATCTAGGCCATGAATGGCTTTAAGATCCTGAGCAAGCTCTAAGCTATATTCTGCTTTCAAAGCACGTGATTTTGCAGTCACAGTTGCTTTTTCAATGGTGAATCCCATTTCAGTGAAAGAAGAAGATGGTCCAGCGCCAGAAGATCCAAGACCCTCAGCGTCTGCTGTTGACATACCGCCAGCAGTACCAGTAGTTACACGTTCGGAGTCAAGTGAAGAGTCGTGGTTACTGTCGCCAGCATTCGCGCTAATTCCACTCAAACCTGAAGGGTTGGTGTTTTCTGTAACAGATGAATCACCAGAACGAGCTGTTTCAGCTTCGTTGAATAGTGCTTCTGTTGATGATGTTGCACCAGCACCGTAACGTGATTTCATCGCAAAGATAAGTCCTGTTGGACCAGTCATTGGCTGAACACCACATAGATCGTATGCCATCATGTTAGGCATAGCGCGTCGTACTAGTGAGATTAATACTGGGTCCCAGTTAGAAGCGCTTGATGTAGCGTTTCCTGGTGCGGCCTCAGTCATGAATTGTGCTTGATTTCTCTCTTCTGCAAGAGCTTTCTCAGTGTTTTCTAAAACAACTGCAGTTACAGCACGTTTGTGTGAGTCTTTAATAGATCCAGCTGATTCTTCTGAAAGAACTGGGTTCCATTTTTCGACTAAACGATCGTAAGTTTCCATCTTTAGATTCTCCTATTAAGATGATTTTTTAAGGGCTTGAAGATATGAATCCATTACAGAAGAAACTTCTACAGAATTGTCTGCAGTATCTTCTACAAGGTCATCACCAACTTCAGCTGTTTTAACTTCTTTAGTGAAGTATGATTCTTTGATAGTTTTCACTTTCGCTGAGAAAGTTTCTTCATCTACAAAATCAAGATCTTCGGCTAAAGCAGCCAGTTTTTCAACTTCAGTTTCAGCTAAGCCATGAGCATGCTCACGAATAACTTCATAACGTTGGAACAATTCAAGCTCTTCAGTCATTTCGATATTTTTAGCGGTCTGTGAGTTTAATGCGTCTTCAAGTTCTTCAACTTGTTCTGCAAGGTCGTCTACTAGGTCAACTTTGGACTCTGGAACTTCGACATAAGATTCTACGAATAGATCTTTAAGACCATCCATAAAGTTTTCTGCGATTTCCGAACGTAATCCAGATTGTATTGCAATCTGATTTTCGCTCATCCAATTTTCAACCACATAGTTGAGGTAGCTGTCGATTTTCTCGACAAGGTCTGATTTAGTGCTAGCAATCTCTGCAGAAAGCTCTTCTACATAAGACTCTTCAATACGTGCAACTTCTTCACTCAGCTTGCTGTTAACAGCAGCTTCGAAAATTGTTGCAGCTTTATCTTTGAATCCGTCAGATAGAGTTGCTTCTGATTCGACTAATGCGTCTAAGTCACTTGAGAAGTCGTATTCTGCTTCTGCGATAACTAGGTTATCCTCGTCTGCGTCTACTTCTACATCTTCACCATATTGCTTCATTCCCATGATACCACCATATTGAGCGGCAAGAGATTGTTTGCTCATGCTTTGTAACTTAGTCATTAATCCAGCGACCATACCAGCTTTGGTTTTAGGCGGTTGAGTCTGTTTAGTCGCATTGGCCGCAGCCTTTACGCCAGTCACAGAAGCTACTTCCGCGTCTTTTGGATTGTCTGACATTGATGCTTCTGAAACGATTTCGTTCTCGTCAACATTTGCCTCGACATCCTGAGTTTGATCAGTCATGTTCTGACTCCTATATTTTATTTCATTAACGAGAGGAAATTTTTAAACTCACGAACCTGTACCTCATAGAGATCGGACCGCGGAGCTTTCTTAATTTCTGTCTCCATTTTTTCAATTACTTGAGCTTCAATAATACCGTTATTCCAAACCCATTCTACGCCTTCCATTATTCCATTAACAAAAGCTGCAGGCGCTGATGGATCTTGTACGATGTCTACCGTATTAAGAATGAAGTCGTCTTTGACGACCATTGCGTTATTACGTTGCTCTAAGCTACCCATACCACGTGTTGAAACACCTAGCTTGACACCACCTTCAAGTAGACCTTTAACAATCTGCCCGTTTGGAGTATCTAATATAAGTGCTTTACCCATCACATTCTTTCCTTCAAATTGAAGATCTTGAATAAGATGGGATACCTTATCAAGGTTAACAGTTGGACCATCTGGATGGTTTAGTTCTCCGACTGCTCTGCCTTGTTTTACTTGATCGGTCACATATTTGTTAACAGCTTTTTCCATTACTGCCATTGGATATATGCGTCCGTTTCTATTCTTTGCATCAGCTTGCGCGAATACACCTTCGATCAGATGGTTTTTCTTTCCATCTTTTTCTTCGACAATCATTTCGACGTCTGATTCTGTATATTCTGTTATAAGCTTCATTTTATTTCCTTAAATTACTCTGTAATTCAAAATCATAGTAGAGTCATCTGCTAATGTACCACCTGATTTATTTGTGATACGTACTTTAAATGATCCAGCAACAACTGTATGAACATCAACATGAACATCAATACTGGGACTAGCTAGAACTACTGAACTAGCTAATACTTTACTATTTGTTATTGTTACATCGGCATGTTCTGCGTCATCTGCTAATGTTCCTGCCAAAGTAAGAGTATGTTTTATTTTAGCGTTATTAGATGTACCGGCGCCCGCACTACTTGCGACATCGGTTGCTAGCGCTGTATTACCTACACTTGCATCTAAAATATTTAATTCAGCACCTGTTGCGGTAACCGCTGTAGATCCATTCACTTTTGGCGAAGTGAGTGTTTTATTTGTAAGAGTCTGTACTGCAGTATTCTGAGTAATCTCAAAACCGCCTGCTGTACTTCCGTCATGTACCCGTATAGTATCTAAAGTTGTATCAACGCTCGCTTCACCCAACGCACCTGTAAAGGCGTTATTTTGGGTTGTTGTACCCCGTCTAAGTTGTACAGATGTTGCCATATTATCCTCTTGTATTTACAGCAGAAAATAATACGGTTGCTGCACCTGCAAATACACATTCTGTTTGATTTTTATGAATTAGTATGCTTTCACTTTGAGCCAGCGTTGTTGTACCAATCACTGTTCCGCCTGCTTCAGTAAGACTAACGAGTGTAGCTGCACTTGCAGATGTATTAACTGCTCTTACGATACTGGCAAGACCTACATTAGTTTTTGCACCAGAGCCGTTAGCAGCTGCTTCAGTACTTTTAGGGGATATGATCTGACTCATTTAATTTCCTTTTTTGCGGCTTTTACAAATTCCTCAGCAGATTTTTTAGCTCTTGCCATTGTAGGATATTCGTCTAATTTTTCATTATCAATATAAAGTACGTATTTGCCTTTTTCTTTGTGTATCATAGAGAATACACCTTTAATTTTTTTATCCCAAACATGCTGTCCAGGTGGCATACCCCTCAATTTTTTTTCTCTTAATTCTCGAAAGGTTAACATTTATATCACACTTTTAATTTGTTTGTAGTATTTATAAAAAAAAATACTTACGATTCTTCTTCATCTGAATTTATTTCTTCGTCTTCAGAGGCCTCTTCGGCTTCTTCGGCGCCTTCGTCATCATCGACTTCTTCGCCACTTTCGGCTTCATCGGCTTCATCACTTGCCTCGAGTTCCTCATCATCGATCTCCTCTTGATCATTAAATAGTTGATCGGCGATTGCAATCTTTTCTTGATCGAGAGCAGCCGTCATTCTTTGACCGATCTGATCATTAAATATTTCAGTCGCTTTATTAAAATCTTGAGCGTACGCTAAATCAATCATATCAGCTATTGCTGCAGCAGGATGTGGATCACCGCCCACAGTTGTCATTTGTTCTTCTTCAGCCATTATTTTATTCTTCCTCTGGTTTCACTATTTGTACTGGTGTTGGAGCAGGCGGTTCAGCTTGAGCTTGTGCCTGTGCTTCTGCCTCTGCTTCAGGATCAGGTATTTCACCTTCTTTTTGTTCATCAGATATTTGTTTTTTAATATCTTTAATTTCTTCGTCACCCATCATTAATACATTTCTAAATACAAATTCTTTAGAGAAGTATTCTCCAATGTATTGTTGAGTCATGTCTAATGTTTGTAGACGTTCACGAAGTAGTTCTGCATCTTTAAGCTCTGTGAAATGATTATCTCTGATATAATCAAAGTGTACATCTGATCCCCATTCGTCCCAATCTTGTTCGGTAATAATGTTTTTAAGTATCAGCTGACGTTTGAGTATCTCTGCAAAGAGTATAGAGAATCGTTTACGAAGCCTATCGATAAATTTCTGAAACTTGAGCTCGTCTCTTGAGATCTCAGTAGATCTACCAAGACTAAATTGTGATTCTTGCTCAAGTCTGGCAATTGGTACGTTAAGAGACTTATAGAGTCGTTTTTGGAAATAGATGATATCGTCTATCTGTCCAAGGTTATCACCACCTGGCAATGTAGAAATTTCTGTTCCCCTACCGCCTTCACGACGTGGTAACCAGAAATCTTCGAGCATTGACATATGTTTTCTGTCATCTTTGATTGCACCAGTTGAAGCATCGTATACAAGTTTGTTACGGTACTTCGCCATTATGCCTTTCATATATTCTTCGGATTTACCTTTCGGTAAGTTACCGACATCAATATAGAATATTCTACGCTCAGGTGCACGTGCAAGACGATAGATTACTAATGAATCTTCCATCATACGTAGCTGGTTGAGCGGTTTTATTGCTTTATGAAGATATGATATAATCTTCCGTTGTGTTTCATCAAGCAATCCAGATGTAACATAAAGAACAGAGTCTTTAGTTAGCTTAACGCCAGACTGTTGCTGACCTGGTTTCTCTTGATAAATGTAGTATTCTTCTGATTTTTCAATAATCTTAGCACCAGTAACAGGATCTTTTGAAGTCTTCACTTCTTTCACCTTACGAACCTTTGCAGAATCGATAGGTCTTATATCCTCAATACCTTTAGCAGGATTATCTACATTCGCAACCAAATGAAATGTTATTCTTCCGTCAATGTACCATCGTCTAAATATATCATGCCCAAGATCTGTAAAGTGCAACATCTTTAGGATGTCATCAAACTCTGTTTGGATCTTAGTTTTAATTCCGTTTGAAGCTTTGAGCTGCTCCATTTCTAGTTTTACAGCAAAACCTTCTTCAGATCCGCTGATCGACTCATTCATAATATCTTCTATCGCAGCATCAACTTCAGGATGCAACGCTGTACCACGATACTTTTGTATCATCTGGTAGTTATCTTTTGATTTGTCTCCGTCTATATCGACGTATTGACCATAATGTGCACCGGCAGCAGTTACGTAACCAGCACCATCCTCGTCAACCGGAGGTACAATCGATTTCAGCTTTTCTTTCTCCGCTTCAACCTTTTTAGCTCTGCGAAGCTCGAAACCGAATAATTTTAAGCTGTTTTCCGCCATATTTTTCTTTCAATAATAGGGTTTAACGAGGCAAATGAATGCCTCGCTATGATCTTATATATACGAACCTTAAGAGGTTGTGTCTGCAGCTTCCCAGTACTGGACCTGGAAGTCAACGCTGAATCTTTCGATTTCATCGTTTGAACCGTAGGACACATCAATCGGTGATAGTGATGTTGGGAAACAACCTCTGAAGTTATATTTCTTCAGGCTGTTGCCGTCACGATCGATTTGCTCTATGAACAAATCAGCTTCGTAATCAACTGGAGCAACTAGACCAGTATTTGCTCTGTGAGCATTGATACCGTTCATCCATCGTTCCATTGAGTTACGAACACCAAAGTCCGTATCGTTTATAATTGTAGGGGACCAAGTATCAAATGTACGGTCACCTGCCATTTTCAAAAACCTACCTCTGAAAGGCATCTCAATGATACCAAACGATGAGCCAGGAAGTTGTGCTGCTTCACACAAGAAAGACGTAATTTCTACATCTCCAAGTGCATAAGCCGGAAAGTTGATAGTCGCTTTGAACAGATTGGCTCTGGCACCGCCACCTTTCAACTTGGCTTTAAAGTCGTCTACTCCTAGAATAGCCATGTTTATATTCTCCTATCTGTCAATTAAACTGTGCCGACTACTTCTTCAAAGTCAACACCTGTTCTTACAGCTACGAAACTTAGAGTTACATAGTTGATTGAACGCGCTGGTTTGATGAAGATGTCTGCTTTAAATTCATTTCGATCAATTACTGCAGCTGTGTTGTTTGTAGTGTCACAAACCACTCTGAAGTCAGTAATACCTCTTCGTCCTTGAATCTCTCTTAAGAAAGGCTCAACTACGTTTTGGAATTCTGCTCGAGTAAATTCGTCATTGAATTCAAACATAACGTTACGTGCAGCTATCGAAATAGCTCTTTCAATCGCAAGGAACAATCTACGTACGTTAATACGATCGAATGCACTTGGTCTTGCTAATTTAGTTTTATCACCAAATAACAATACACCTTGTCCAGGTATATTTGATATAGGATTAAGACCTGCTTTATAAAGCGAATCTCTTTCTGATTTGTTTGGTGAATAAGACAATGATGTAATACCTACATATTGACCTCTACGTGGACCAGCTGGTGAGAACCAAGGTGCATTGTTGAAGTCTGATGCAGCCATAATACCAGCGGTACTTGAAGAACCAGGTATTTGGATGTATTGATCAGTGTACTTGTCATATACTTTAAGGTAGTTATTATCTACGATAAGGTAAGATGAATTGGTAAATGTATCAGCTGTTGTGATAGCACTTGTTACCGGAGTTGTGGATGCAACTATGTCTGTTCTTGCAGGTGAAGCTGTTACAACACAATCTTTACGTGTTGTTTGCGCTATTGTTACAAGATCGTTGACAACAGTCGTTTGATCTGCTCTTGATGACATGCCTGGAGCGATAAGGAAGTCGACAGTAATTGTGTCTGGATCTTCAAATTTATCGAATCCTGTAGCAAATTCGGTTGGTGTTAATGCACCTGAGTTGATACCGTTTACAAGAGATATATTAACAGCTGCCGGTGAACCGTTTGTCTGAAGGAAGCTATCGCCACTATCAGCAGTTGTACCTGCATTATCTGAGAATTTAGTTGCATCGCCGTAACCAGCCATCCAAACATATTCTGATTGATTGTTAATAACATCTTTGATGTAGTTAGTAGATCCGTCTGCATTCTGAGCGCCTAGAGCTAATGATACAAATGGGAATGTTTCTAGTACTTCGCCTTTTGTTCCGGTGAATAAACCGTCTTCATCAATAACAGCAACGTGCATTTCATCGCTTGTAGCGGTTCGAGCACTTGCATGTGTTGAAGTAGTTGGAGCAGCATCGAAAGATGATTTGTATGTCCAAGCGTCAAATATTGTTGTTGCATCACCGGAATCTGCCGGTAAGAATGAAACTTTGAGTGAGTTGCCTAAGTTACCAGGCCATTTAGATACAAATGAATGCTTGTCGCTATCTCGAGCAGCGATCTGGTCATCCCAGTTGTCTCTATTTGTGACTAATACTGTCGCGTTAGCGTCAGAGTCATATGCATTTTTAGCAGCAGATGTAACTTCTCTGACTACTTGCATTGTGTTAGCGTACCGTAAAAAGTATGCGGCACTGTGAAAATCTATTGTGTTAGAAGAATCGGGAGATCCGAACGTCTCAGCCAGAGCATTTTCAGTAGAAACCAACGTAGCCTGTTTTACAGGGCCCCAGTTAAAATTTCCTACGAAAGCCCCGGTAGTGGTCTGAACGTTGGGTACTACACCGCTTCTATCGAGCTCCTTGACGACGATCGCCGGTGACTCTGATGGTGTACCTATTGCCATGGTTTGTGTCCTTCTTTGAACCTAAATGATATGTTTTTCATAATACGAATATTCAATTACTGTTATTTATAATATTAAAAATCTTGCTGATATTCAACGGACCAAGGTGAACTTTCTTCTTCTCGTTGTATTCTTGCTATCTCATCACTGCCATCATCAATAAATCCAAATGATGGTATGTCATTCTCTATTTCTGCTATACGTTGATCATATAACATTTGTTTTATGTCTATGTCGGTTAGATCTCTAAACATTTCTGTTGTAGCAAAATAACCAAACATAACTAAATTCATCATGATATCATCATGGTTGCCCTCTGAGGCCTCGTATGATTGACCCTTAGCAATGAATGTAGATATCTCAAGTATTGTTTCTTCATCTACGATTTCTAACTTTTGTGTCTCAAGTAAGTCCTTTATACCAGAACAGCCAAGTCTTTTGACTTTACGTGTCATCTCTGTACCAAGAGCATTCGCTTTGATAGCACTGGATACATGCATATTCTCATACTCAAAGTCATGATATAATCCATTACATACAACTTGACCTACATCATTTGATTCTATTACTACATATGCATTGTTATACAAAACAGCATACTTATAAATAATTGTAGGGAAGAGTATTGGAGAGATAGTATTACAGCGATATACAGCAACCTGTTTAAAGGGTCTAGTGCTAATGTCGATTAAGGTAAAAGTTGAGTAGTCCTGTCCTCTTCCCCTCGATACATCCACACACATGATATAATCTTTTTTCTTTTCTGGTTCTTCATATACTAGAAAGTTACCACCTTCTGCAAATTTTTTAGGAGCTTTAGCTCTGAGCTTCATTAATGTTTCGGCATTGATAAGCGTATCACCAGTACCAAAGAATGTATTACCGAACTCCTGATCAAACTGTAAAGGTGATGTATTCGCTATGGTTTGTAGTTTCCAATGCTCATCACGTCCAGGCACATCCCACCAGTCTACACGAAATGGTTTATAATCATTCACACCTTGTTCTGCACCCTGCCATAGATTATAGAACATATTACCAATACCATTGGCAGTCGATGTAATAATAACCTTGGTATTCGTACCAGATGAAATAACCGGATACGTAGATGTATAGAACTCTGATGCTTTGTCAACAAATGCAAACTCATCGAGATACAATAACGAAACAGATAGGCCACGAATAGAACTACCAGACGTAGCAGCTGCCAGTATCCGAGAGTTATTACTGAACTCAATAGATCCTTTGTTCAATGCCTTTGTACCAGGTTGTAAAAAGAACGGTAGATTTTCAAGCATCAAAGTAACTCTTGCCAACATCTCGCGAGCAGTAGCACCTTTGTTTGCAAGAATAGCAATCGTTTTTTCTGTGTGAAAGAGGGCATACCATAATAAATATGCAACAGATGATATAGATTTACCAGACTGACGACAAGCCAAAACAATATTAAATCTGTTCTCATCAAATGATTTAAACATCTTTTCTTGATATGGATACAGGCTAAATGGTACTAAGCCCAAGTCAAGAGATATAACTTTACAATAGGTTCCGGCAAAGTATGCTGGATCCTTCATACACTTCTGATATTCTTGTATAAGTTCTTTATCCCACTCTGTATCTACACCATCCCGTTTTACATTGGGATTACCTAGATAAGTGGTTTTATCAGTTGTTATCATCTTTGTTTAATTGTGGTGTTATATCTACCACATTGCTCATTTCATCATTATCTTGTAACATTCTCTGTAGTTCGGCTGTAGATCCTACAAACAAATTGTTTGTAGTCTTTTCTATTTTCTTAATATCTTCAGCTGATATATCTTTATTCTTTTTATTCAGATCCATAAGCTTATCGTTTACTTCTGATACGTTTTTTATCATACCAGATAATACTTCAAATGCTCGTGGGTGTTCTGATTCTCTTGCAACTTCTACCATCAGATCAAGGCTTTCTTTACCTTTTTCTATGAGATCGTAGTATGTTTGCCTCGAATAATTATAATCATTAGATATATTGTCAGGTTCTTTTGTCATGCGCTATCTACCATATTTGTGATAGTGGTCGTGAATCCGT